GATGATTTTTATAATGACTCGATGCTGGTGTTCACTGATGGGGCACTGGCCGGACAGGTCCGTTCGATAGTAGACTATGTGGGAGCCACAAAGACTATCGTGCTGGAGGAACCTCTGACCTCGGCTCCGGTCAACGGAGTGGCGTTTACCATCGTATCGCTGCATATCCATCCGGTGAGTCAGATCCAGAGTGGGCTGGCGACGAGTGCTGCATTGGCCGCAGCTAAAACTATTTTAGACAAGGTTGATACCGGACTGGTTGTAGACGGTGCTGTCTGGCAGTTTACGGCCAACATGCTGGAACTTGGGCCGAGCGGTGGCGGTGGGTCGTCCGTTAACGTTTTGCCTGCAACAGGCATAGTGGCCAATCGGTCGGCAGGCGTAACATTGTTGCCAGTAATCGGCGAAACGATTAGCCAAGCTATCACGGTTTATCAATCGGATGGGACGACTGCAGTGAACCTGAGTGGAAAAACATTGAAGGTAATCTTTGAAACGATGAGCGGCGTGGATGTTGCGGTCGTGCTAGCAGCAGACATAACGATCAGCGGAACTAGCAGCAATGTGGTGACCTTTGCATATCCATCAGCAGTAACTGCATCAGAAAGAACGCTGAAGTTTGCGATACGTGATGCTGCGGCACCGTTGACTATGTATTTGCAGGGCATATGCAGCGTTATTAGAGCACCACAGGTGGACGCATGAAGTTAAAGTTATGCCCGTGTGGTGCGGTGCTGAAGGCACAAGGAACAGACTGCGGCCAGTGTGGACGCGGTAAACAAAAGCCGCAACGAAACACAACACAGGCAGGTTATGGTTGGGACTGGCAGCAGATCAGAGATCGGTACATAAAAGAACATCCACTCTGTCTTGAGTGTTTAACGCGTGGCATTGCGACACCGGCAGACGAAGTACACCACATTGTCGCTATTGAAGATGCACCGTGGTTAAGACTGGAATGGAATAATCTGATGGCATTGTGCGTTCCCTGCCATCGAGCGATGGATGAGGCGAGGCGACAGGGGGGGGCGGTGTAAATGTTGGCGACCTGCGGTCCATGATATCCCTGTAACCCACACGCATATGTCCGCAAAATTGAGGAGTTTGAAAAATGGCACGAGGGCGGAGGCCAATTGCGGCAGAAATCAAGGAGGCAACCGGTGCCTTTCGCAAAGATCCACAAAGAAGAAACAAGGCTGCACCAAAAGCGAACGGGCAATGTCCACAGATGCCGGACTGGTTTGGCGAGGTTGAAACGCAAAAGTGGATCGAGCTGAGTGCGGACCTTAGAACTAACGGCGTGCTGTCATCTGATACTCGGGAAATCTTGATTGCATACTGCACAGCTTATGCGAAGTGGATGGATGCACGGCAAAAAGTGGAAGAGACAGGACTGGCAATCGAAGGTGTCGACAAAGAAGGCAACCTAACGATTACAAAAAACTCCTATGTCGGAGAGATGCACAAGTTTCGCGAGCAACTCAACAAACTGCTGCCGGAATTGGGCCTGACGCCAGCGAGTCGGCAGAAACTCACAAGCCTGAAACTTGACGACAAGAAGGAAGATCCGTTCGCGAAGATCATGGCACGAATGGGAAGAGGATGAAGAAGAAAAGCGACACACACAAAGCCGTTGATAAGTACGTTAAAGACGTGCTGAGCGGTCGCATTGTGTCGTGTGTTTCTCATCGTGCAGCCGTCCAGCGGTACGTCGATGATCTGGAGCGACAGAACAGCCCGGAGTTTCCGTATTACTTTTCGCTCGATGTGGCGTCGGCCTGCTGCGACTTTTTTCCTGAAATCCTGAAACACTCAATTGGCAAGTGTTCCGGAAAGCCGTTTGAGCTGGAGCCGTGGCAATTGTTTGGCGTGTGGAACATCTTCGGGTGGAAGCGATGCGAAGATCGCACGAGACGCTTTCGTCGGTTCTTCTGGACGATGGCACGAAAAAACGGCAAATCGACGCTGGGGGCTGGCATAGCATTGCTGGGTGCTATGTCTGACGTGAACCCATTTACTGGGCGGCCAGAAGACGTGGCGGAAGTGGTGCTCTGTGCCACAAAAAAAGAGCAGGTTCAGAAAGTAATGTATGCCGAGATTGAGCGAATGCGTGGCCAGTCGGAACACGTCAAGGCTCTTTCGACACCAATCAACAAGCAGATTACGTTCAATCACAACAAGGGTTACATTCACTGCATCGGGAGTGACAAGCCGTTCGACGGTTTGAATCCTCACATGGTGTTGATGGACGAGAAGCACGCATGGCGGGAACATCACCGCAAGTTTTATGACACAATGATGACGGGCTCTGGGAACCGATCGCAGCCACTGATTGGTGACTTCACAACGGCCGGAGACGACACCAGCCAGCTTTGGCAGGAAGATTATGATTATGCAACAGGCGTCGTGCGTGGCGACTTTGTTGACGAATCATACTTTTCGTACATTTTCGAGCTCGATGAAAGCGACGATGCACTAGACGAAAGTCTTTGGCCAAAAGCTAACCCAAATATTGGCGTTTCAATTGGGCTGGAATCGCTGCGAGAGGCAGCTGCAAAAGCAAAAACATCACCTGTAGAGTTAAACAGATTCACGCGCTACCACTGCAATCGAAAGGTGTCTGCCTACGAGCGGTTTATTCTGCCGGCCGATTGGGACGACATGGCCGACACACTGGCATCGTGGCGACATGCAGACGCAATCACTGCAGGGATCGACCTTGGCGGCCGTGACGACCTAGCATCGTTTGCTGTGGTGGCTAGATTCCCAATCGATGAAGACGAAGAAGGAAAAACGATTTGGCGTTACGAGGCGTTCACCAGATCATTTATCGTCGATGAAACAAAACGCGACCTGAAAAAGCAACCGTGGGCCGGATGGATTGCTAGGGGCGAACTAACGGTTTCGCGTTATGTGGTGGCAACGCTACGTGATGAGTTTCTGCGAGTAGCGGACGAATTGGGCGTGCGGGCGGTTGCATACGATCCGTACAACGCTGCACAGCTCGGAGATGAGCTATCACAAGCCGGGCTAGACGTAGTTAAAATGCCTCAGAACTGCTTTCAGTTCCATGAGCCAATGCAGGAACTATCGGCAGCAATTAGAGAAAACAGATTTGTGCCAGAAAAGTCTGACAACATCCTGCGTTGGTGTGCTCTAAACATGATGACAACTAGCAACGCACAAGGTAAAATGATGCCAGATAAGCGGAATTCGAGCGAGAAGATAGACGCTGCCGTGGCTTTGGTGATGGGCATTAGATTGGCAATGTTGGCTCCATCGCGTCCGACAGGTTCTTTATTCATCGTTTGAAAGCCCAAATATGGAACTGTTTCGACGGTTTATGACACGAATTGGCTCAGGGTTGGGCGCTTTGTTCGGTACTTCGCCAGAGTTTGGCAGTGCTAAGCTGACACCACGCCGCGCGATTGAATACGCCCCTGTTTGGTATGCTGTCAACAAGATTGCCGGGCACTTTTCGCAACTTCCTATCAACTGTCACCGCAGACTTGAGCGTGGCAGCAGTATTGAACGATCGCATCCCGGCCACAAGATTGTTCACACGCGACCAAACGATTACCAGACGGCTCCAGAGTGGAAAATGTTCGGCGCTCCAAGCCTGCTGCTCTATGGCAACTGGCGATGTGTCGTCGAGCGTGAGGGAGGCCGACCAGTGGCTCTATGGCCGCTGCTGCCGGACAGGTCAAGCTCAGAATGGTACGAGGGCAAGCGATGGCACGGGACAGTTCTTTGCCAGCATGAGCCACTGGCAAAAAAGCTCGGAGTCACGTCCGACAGTCAGACGGTATGGTTTCCTGATGAGGACGTGTTTTTCGTTCACGGGCTAAGTTTTAACGGGCTTGCCGGCTTGAATGCAGCGGCAGTGATGAGCAACAGTCTCGATGCTGGACTGTCTGCAGAAGATCAGGTTAGAAATCTGGCCAAGAAAGGATTCAGCGGCTCTCTGATTCTTGAGGCTCCCGGCGGAATGTTTCGCAACGAAGAAGAAGCGAAGAAGTTTTTGTCCATGTTTCGCGAAGCTCACGACGGAGCAGAGAACACCGGCAAAACTGCCATGCTTCGAGAGGGCATTAAAGCCAATATGGTGTCCATGAGCGGCAAGGATTCG